GGCGATTGGCTGCAGGATCGTCTTGGCCGGGTTGAGGCGCGCGTGCAGCCGCTCCGCGAGGAACGCGCCGATCGCCGCGGCCGCGGCGTTCAGCCACTGGGCCGAATCGTGCAGCAGGATGAAGTCATCGACGTAGCGCACGTAATGCCGCGCGCGCACCTGGTGCTTGACGAACTGGTCCAGCGGATCCAGATACACGTTCGCGAAAAACTGCGAGCTCAAGTTGCCGATCGGCAGCCCCAGGTGCGCCGGTTGGTTCCATAGGCTCTTGTGCGGCGGCACGCGCTCCAGCAGGTGGCGCGGCGTGCGCATGTCCACCTCGGGGCGCGGGTCGTGCATGAGGATCTGCTCGGCCAGGGCCATCGTCCAGGGCTCGGGGATGCGCGCGGCGAGCAACTCGCGCAGGATGCGCTTGTCGATCGAGACGAAGAAATTGGCCAGGTCCAGCTTCAGGTAGTACGCTGGCCGGGTCCAGTTCTCGGTGACGCTGCGCACCTTCGCCCCGAGGCGCTGGGCGGCGTACAGGGTGCCGCGACCCGGGATGCAGGCGCAGGTGTCCGCGATGAAGCTGCGGTGAAACCGGTCCGCGATGCGGTTGTAGAGCAGGTGATGCACCACGCGGTCGGTGAAGGGCGCGGCCCACACCTCGCGCGGCTTCGGGCGGGTGATGACGAAGCACGTCGAGCGTCCGGGCCGGTAGCTGCCGTCGCGCAGCGCCTGGTACAGCGCGAAGAGGTGGCGCTCCTGGTGCATTTCGAAGGTGAGTGCGCCCCGGGTGTTGCGCTTGGCGCGGCGGCAGTCGGTGTAGGCCTGGATCAACTCCTCAAAGGAAACATCAGCATGGCGGGCAGCGGTTTCACCTGCGGACGACGAAGGCCCGGTACTCGTTCGACTTGTGGTTGTTGTTCTGATTGCCGTTGCCGAAGTTCTGGATCCAAGCGTAGTCGTCGTTGAACTCGTTCTGCGTCCATTCGTGCTATCCACGTCGCCCCGCCGAAGGCCCGTGTCGGCGCCGATCAGCGGGGTAACTGCGCCGGACGCGTCTCGGCCGCCGAACAGATCCGGCTGGTCGAAGGTATCCGCGGTGCGCATGTCGGTGACCATGATGCGAGTCAGCGGCACGACCAGATGAAAATACGCACGGTTTTAATCGCCTTGACGATTGAAAAGCTGGCGTTGCTGCGGGCTGCCGAGTTCCTTCATTCGCGAGCGCCAGGCGTTGGTCTGCCGGCCGATCGACTGGGTGCGCTCGACGATATCCGCGTAGTGCTTCGCCGGTATCCAGCCTTTGTCCCGGCAGACGCGCGCGATCAACTCGATCACCTCCAGGCGCTCCAGCAGCCGCGCGAGCTCGGGCTCCTTGTCCTGGTCGATGTTGGCCTGGCGCAGGTGGAGATCGAGCGCGATGCAGCTGTCGAGGATCCGGGCGCCCAGCGCGGTCTTGATGTCGCGCCGCATGTTGCGGATGACATCGCTCACCACGCCGAGCAGGTCGTAACACGCCCGGTACAGCGGAAGCTCGGAATGAAGGGCCATGCTGAAAAAAATTATTGAATGGTTAAATTACTGAATGGGAATTCTGCGGACGACGAAGGCCCGGCACTCGTTCGACTTGCGGTAGGTGCTCTGACCGCCGTAGCCGAAGCTCTGGATCCAAGCGGAGCCGTCGAGGAACTCGTACTGCGTAGAGGTCCAATGCCACGCGGCGGGGAAATGCCCTTTGCCGTTGACGTAGCCGAGGCGCGCTTCCTGCCGCGCGGCGATGTAGTAGTCCTGGTGGCCGTGGAGGTTCAGCCCCAGCACCTTCTTCGCGAGCTTGCTGCCCGCGGCGGCCATCGCCTGCGTGTTGGCGAGGCCGTCGTAGTCACTGAGCGCGCCGGGCACCTTGCTGGTAGGTCCCCACGCGCCTTTGAGTTCGTGATCGAGCCCCACGAGGTGATAGTCCGGCTGTCCCTGCTCGCCGCGGATCGCGCCGAGGTAGCGCCCGCCCTGGCCGGGCCAGAGCTCGCCGACGCGCGGCGGATCGATGGAGGCCGCTCTTGCCGGAACGGTGCGGGTGATCTTGTGCGGCGTCGCGCTGGTCGGTTTCTTCTTCGTGGCCATGAAAGCTCCCTGCGAATGGTTGAATGGGTAAATCAGCGAATGGGTTCTCTGCGGACGACGAAGGCCCGGTACTCGGTCGACTTGCGGAGGCTGTCCTGATCGCCGTAGCCGAAGAGCTGGATCCAAGCGTAGTCGTCGTTGAACTCGTTCTGCGTGGATGACCAATACCACTTGGACTCGAAGGCCTCGGCACCGTTGTCCCCGAAGAGCGGGCCGGCCGCCGCTACGTTGCCGCGAACCACAAGCAGATCCTGGCGGCTGGGGATATGCCAGTCGTTGAACCCGCCGAGGCGCAAGCCCTGCGCCCACTTGGCGAGCTCGCTGCCGGCCGCGGCCATGGCGCGGGTGTTGGCCAAGCCGTCGAAGTAGCTGAGCGCACCATCGACGCGCTTGAGCGATTTGTTCCAGGCGATGACGTCCTGCCGGCCTTCGGCTTTCGGTGCAACGATGATCGCGTAGGGCAGCGCGTCGACGAACACGTGGCCGAGGCAGAAGCCGCCGGCGCATGCGGCGCCGATGGCGGGAACGATGAGGCGGGGTGTATCGGTGGCGTTCATGTTTTACCTTTCAGTTGTTCAGGGTGGGGCTTCTTTCGTTCCACTTCCGGATCGCTTCTTCGCGTCATCGCCGCAGAACGGGCAGGGCTGGATGTCGATATCGCTCACGCCGCCTCCTCCAATGCGTCCAGGTCGAACAGCGTCGGCATGGCAAGCCCGCGCTCGGCGGCGCGGCAATAGATGATCGAATCACGCCAGTAGGCGGCATTGAGCTCGCAGCCGAGGCCTCGCCGGCCGAGCTTTACCGCGCGCATGGGCACCGTTCCGAGCCCGGCGAACGGGTCGAAGACCGTCTCCGACTCCATCGAGAACCGCGTGACGAGCCTGTCGACGATGTCGAACTGCAGCGGGCAGAGGTGCATCTCGCGGCCCTTGGCCGCCTGGTCCGCGTTGAGCGTGCGCATGCGCGTGACATCGGTCCACACGTCCGGGTGCCAGGACTGCGGTTGCAGTAACATGAAGGTCGACGGCAGCCAGCCGGAGCGGTCTACATGCTCGGCCAGGGCCACGTCCCGCTCGAAGTCGTAGACGTTCTCCAGGGAATATTTTCGGAACAGCTTAAAAATCGCCGCCTGGGGCAGCCCGTCCAGGTCTTCCGGTGCCAGCAGCCGGTCACCGCTCGAGCGCCAGTAACCGTGCGCGTCGAACTGCCAGCGCGCCCGCGTGTACTTGTCCTTCGATTTCACGACCGGCACATCGGCGTAGCCGTTGGAGCGATCGGTGGGAGGCTTGCGAAAGAGCATCACATACTCGGGCAGGCCATTGCCCATGCGCGAGCCGTCTTTGCATTGCTCGGTCCAGCCGAGGCGATAGGTCTGGTTGTTCTCCCGGACGACATCGATCGGGATCGTGATGCGGCCGAGGAACGCGAAGCCGTGCTTTTCGAAGTGATCGGCGCAGGCGTCCGATATCCTGGTCACGGTCTGGAAGCCAAATCCGTTGATGCCGCCCGGGGTGATCCGATCCTTCACGTGGATGGCGCACACCCGGCCGGGCTGCAGCACGCGCAACAGTTGCGGCGTCAGGAAGTCCATCTGCCGCCAGAAGTGCGCGTTGTCGTCGGTGTGGCCGAAGTCGTTGTAGGAGGGCGAGTACTCGTACTGATGCGAGAACGGAATCGAGGTGACGATCAGGCCGACGCTCGCCGCCGGCATGGCTTGCGTCTCTTCCACGCAATCGTTGTGCACCAGGGTGAAGCGCTCACCGGAGGCCTCGATGCGCTCGCAGCCAATGGTGCGGCCCAGCATGTTCGCGATCGAGGCGTTCGAAAGCCCGAACTCGCGGATGATCTCGGTCATCCTGGCCACGAGCACGGTGTGCTGTTGCCACTTGCGCTCGAGCTCGCGGCGCACCTCGCGCTCGGCCTCGGTGTAGATGATATGCACCTTGCACGGGTGCTCTTGGCCAAACCGCTGTATCCGGTGGATCGCCTGCAGGAAATCCTGAAACTTGAACCCGATACCGGCAAAGACCATCTGGTGCGCCTGCTGCATGTTGACGCCGGCGCCATACATCATCGGCTTGCTCAGGAATGCGAGTGTCTCCCGGGCCTTCCACTTCGCCAGCAAGGCCTCGCGCTCGTCGATGTCTTGGCTGCCGAACAGCGAAGAGTACGAAACGCTGAGCGCTTGGAGCGCGGCGCCAATGGAGTCCTGCTCGTCGTTCAGGTCGCACCAGAGGACCCATTGCGAGCCGTCGCCGGCCGCGACAATCTCCCGGAGCCTGGCCACGCGGGCGGCCAGACTTGCGCGCTTCTCGCGCGAGGCCTCGGTGACGCCTATCGCTGCGTTCTTGAAGAGGCGGTTTTGCCCATCCTTCTCTGCGCCGGCGGCACGGTGATCCGAAGGAATCTCATGCCAAATGACATCAAGGGCCGGTAGCTGGTACCCCTCGTTGCACCTGCAGGTCAGCGAACATCCGTTCAGGAGTCCAGCCGAGCTTGTGGCGGCTGTGGAGGAGCCAGTAGTTGGCGCCGAACTCTTCGGCCCATGCGGCGAGCGATTGGGTGCGGTCGCCGTGAGTGATGAGGATGGATCGTCGGGTGTTTCGGGCTTGGGCTTTTCGGGTTGCCCAGTGGCAGTTTCCGGGCGAGTAATGCCCGTCGTTGTCACGTCGCTCGATGGTTGCTCCTGGTGGCGGCTCTCCCATGTCGGCGAGGAAGTTCTCGAAGGACTTCCAGCGCTCGCAGACGATGATGCCGCGTCCGCCGTATTCAGCCCAGTTCTTGTGCTCGCGGCGCCGGCAACGGTCGAGCATTCCCTGCCAGATGGAGAAGGCGCGGGTTCCTTTTCCGCCGTGCTTGGGGCGGGCGCATCCGCAACTGGTGTTACGGCCTTCGAGGAGATGGGTTGAGAAAGATCGGCGGGTATTGCCGCAGTCGCATCGGCAGCGCCAGGCGCCGTCCTGCCATCCTTCGACGATGAGCTTCCCGAATCGCTGACCTGTGAGTTCTTTGCGTCGCATTGGCAGATGTCGCTCGGTCGGGTGATGAACAGGGCCCAGCTGCTGACCCACATCCAGAATTCTTCTATTTTATGCGGGTGCAGCGTCAACGCGTCGGCCTTCTCGGAGTTCCGCTTGAAGAACCGCGTCTTCGCTTGTCCGACGTCCATGACGCCGAGGA